TCTTGCGCGGTTTTTTGAAATTCGCGTTTGGCGGCTTCAGTAGCTTCCAAGCGGATTTCGTCTTTATTTACTTCAGTCATTTCAATATCCTTTTTGACTTCAATAGTTTCGACAAATTCAGCACTGCGTCCGATGCCAGCGCCGACATTGTCAGCTGGCACAGCAACAATGCTGGCTTCATATGGCGTCCACTGATTGACCATAACCGTCCCGTTATTGCCTCTCTGTTCCATATTTTTGACAATGTATCCGATGCTTACGTTACGGACTACACCATCCTTGACATCTTCGTAAACCTCCCTAGCAAGTGCGCTTTTTCCAAAACGCACAACCGCACGCAGCTTTCTTTCTGCTCGGTCTAGGTAGGCTTCTTCGACGATGCCAATCTGGGCTGTCATGTCGTGGTCTTTCAGCAAGGGGGCGTTGCCACTTGCGATGCGCGACATGTCAATTGCTTCTTCGGTATGCTCAAGAACTTCCATACCAAAACTACGCTCGACGGGTTCTTCGCTTGACAGCGACATGCGAACCCGGCGGTCATCTTCGTCTGTTGCTTCTACTTCAACAGCACGGAAAGTAAGCGTCGAGCGGTCAAACCGTTCTTCGGTTTCGACTGCGACTTCTTCAACCTGTTCCTCGACCTCTTGCTCGTCATGCTCTTTGGCATAAACGATGGTCACGGTTTCATCATTTTCTTCGACATTAACAATGTGTCGTGTTTCAAGTTCTTCACTCATAGCAACCTCATCGGTTTCAGTTGTTTCAATCATACGCTCATCTTCGTCTTTCTTCAAGATTTCCGTAATGCCTTTCGACCAAGTAAAGCCAGCGTCGCCACCCCACAACGCCCACGCAATTCGGCCTGCGCTTGGGTAACCTTTTTCGCCGGGTGAAAAACCTTCGCCCTGCTTGTCAACTTCGTGGCGGCTGAAATACGAATACATGCGCTTTACAGTATCTTCTGACAGGCTTTTGCCATTGGAAATATCACGCGCACGAGCGACACCAACCTCAGTTCCGCCGCGTCCGTGTTCGCGTCTCCATTCGAGGCCGCGTTTTGCTTCCTCGACCATTCCGCCTGTTGGCTTATAACTCGCCATCGTCTCCGCCTTCTACACTCGGCGCGGCTGGCAACTTATTGCCAAACGGCTGGAACGCAGTCTCGATTTCGTAACGTGCGGCCAAGTCTTTCTCGCGCGCAACTTGCTCAAACACTTCTTCGGTGTCGCGGCCATTCTGACCGTGGACATCTTGCAGGGTCATAATACCGCTGTTGATTGCAGCGATGTTTGCGTTGACTTCTTTCTGCGGGTCAATGGCTGGATAGCCACGCGGACGGTAAGTCACTTGGTCGGCAAACAGGTCATACTTAGACATCGGCAACGTGACCGCGTTGTAAGTGATGGCTTGCTCAAGCCACGAGCGATAAACGTCATCGACAAAGTTCTCAATCATAAACTGCTGCAACATCTTAAAGTTGTCGCGGTCTTCCATCGTGCCTTGTCTGATGCTGCTGTAGCTAACGCCCTCTAAGTTATTAGAGAGCGACACATAACTGACACCAAGACCAGATGCGATGCCGCGCAAGATAGCTTTCTCGAAATCTGCGAAGTCAGCACCGCCAACACCCGACGGGTCAAAACTTTCAAATGACATGCCTTCTGGCAACTGGCTGAACGTGCCGGGGCTTGCGTCCATCAATGGGGCTGCGCCGTCATAGTCATCGCCAATAAACTCATCGCCAGACGGTGATGTAAAGAAACCCATTTTCGACGCAGCTACGCGAGCATGAACCAAGCTGGCTTCCTCAAAACCATCAAGCATCTTGAGGCGGCTTAACACGTTTGCCATCATCGGCACGCCACGGGTCTGGCCTGCACGCTCTTGGATAAAGGCGTGGATGATTTCTTCGGCTGGCACGCGGATGCGTTTGCGTGCGCTCATGTTACGGCCAAAGCCATTGGTGTGGTTTGGGTTATCTTCAAACAACCAATAGGCAACCGGCTTGCCTTCTTTGGTAATCTCAACACCCATACGCACTTCGTTGCCACTCGGCGCGGTGTTGTTATAGTTCTCATCGAGATAGTCGGCTTCGATGAACTGCAAAGAAAAACCAAAGCGGTTGCCAGCAGGGTTCTTAATCTTGCGAACCAAGACCTCGCCATCACGCGCAAGCGTTTCGATGAACAAGCGTTGGCACTGATTCCAAGTCAGGCGACCATCAATCGAGCAAGTGTCTTTGCGACCCCAAGATGACCAAGCATTTTCGACAACACGATTGCCCGGCGTGTCGAGTGAGCCGTCTGCATTGCGCTTGCGAACTTGCAGGCGAACACCAGCAGAGCCGACGACATTGCTGTTTAGAATTTGGATATAACGCTTGGCATACGGGTCATTGCGCGATATTTCGCGGCAACGGTCACGCAAAATGCGTAAAGATGGGCTGATTTCGCTGTCAGCAGACAGTGATTGAGTGATAAAATCGGAGAAAAGACGGCCTGTTTCTGCGCCGTAATATGACCGTTTCATGTGTTTTGGCTTCTGTTTCGTGCGTAGAAAATCAAAAAATGCCATCGGTTAGAACCTCACCAGAATTGTTTGGCCTGTCTTTTCACCATTCTCAGCAAGCTCTTTATTGATTTCGCGCTGATATTCGGCGCGATAGCTTTCACGCGCTTCCATAAGTTCAGCAAATGAGAATTTAGTCAGGCTGCGACCATTGATGCTGTAGTTAGACACATCGCTGTCGGCTTTGCCAGACAAGATGCTCTCAATCTTATTGAGCATAATCTCGGCATGACTGCGCGGGTCTGCGCCGTTCACATCCAAGTCTTCGATTACGTCAAACGTGCCATTGTCAACCACGATGCGGTTGCCAGAAGATGTCTCTGTGATGTCAAGCTGCCAGTGGTAATGCCCGGCAACATAAGTTTCGGTCACACTGCTTGCGGCAGAAAATAAATAGTAATCGGCGTTCTCTGTCGCGGCAATCTTAAACTCAGTCGAGCCAGCGTGTGTTGAACGTGCAACTATCTCGGCAGAGTGTGTGGCGACAGGATAATCATCAACAAGGTCGGTTCGCTTCCACTGAACAAAGTCACCAACAACAAGTTTGTGCGGTTCAGTTGTTGGCGCGTTATCAGCGTCGAATAAATTAGCCACGGCATGACCCCTTAGTAAAGAACGACTGCTTCTTGTCGCGCCGTTTAACAACCTTGCTGTGTCGCCCTTTGCGTCGTATCTTTAACTTGACACGCGGTTCTGCGACCCCAAACTTCTTTGCCATCTTACATCATCTCCACGAATTTGCAAAGCCTGTGCTGGGCGGCCTACGTCTGGCCGTCCTGCGCTCCACCTTAACTTCTTCTGCAACGTCGTCTGGCTTCTGTCTGGCCTTCTGCCTAGATGCCATTGCGTTGATATTCGTGTTAAGTATAGCAGAAGCGGCGATGGCATACACCCTGCAATCGAGTGCTTCGTTTCTTGCTCGTGTCTTGCGCCATTCGCGCTTTCTGAACCCCTTGTGAAAGCGTGTCACGATTTCTTCGGCGGTCAGCATCCGAAAATACTCGTCGTCTCGGTCAATCGGAAAATGGCAATACCCAGCACCCGCCTCTTGAATACGCAAGCGCGAATAAACAATCTCTTTGGCTGTATCAACGCCAATCGGAAACAATTTACATTTCATATTGTTGTTTGTGCTGGGTCTGCCGATAAGTGGCTTGCCCTCGCCGCCGACACCTTTGATTGCAAAGATGCGCCGACCATAACGCGGCTTGCAGTATTTATACACGGCTTGCGTGAAGTGACCGCCAGTGTCAATCGCGCCAGACTGGATTATCAACTCAAAACCGTCTTCGCGCTCGTATGTCGTCGCCATAAGCGCATCGAGGTCTGCCCAAAGCTGCGGTGCGGCAGGGTCGCCATATAGAACTTTGTAATCAAGCGACCAAGTTTCTTCGTCACGGCCAATGCCTAACACCTCGACCTCAAGTCGGTCATCCTGAACGTCAATGCCAGCCGTTACCATCACGACACCGTTTGGCACTTTCTCGCCCCAATCTTCGCGTCGCTCTGCGATGTCATGTTCTTGGACACGCTCACCACTTTCAGCAAAAGTTTCGCCTAAGTAAGTGTTGACCCATACGCGCAAAGTCTCTGGCAGCTTCTTAGCTTCCAAAAACTCGCGCACCGCACTTTCGATAGGTGTCCACGGTGAACATAAACCAGATAGTCGGAAGCCCGCCTTCCCGACCGATGGGTTGGTGGCGACCCATCTGCCCCTGCGTATTGCTCGGAAACGAGCCGCATCATCCCAAACTGAACCGCAGTGTTCGCAGATATAAGAAGCCGTCTCTGGCTTGTCCTTATCCCACTTTACGTTGCTCCACCGAAGCACTTGTTCTTCACCGCAGTCTTTACACGGGACATGATACTCGCGTTTATCAGTTTCTTCAAATGCTGCTTCGATGCGGCTGGCATCTTTGACTGTCGGCGTGCTGACCATTACAATCTTGCGGTTTGTAAATGTGGTCGCCCGGCGTTTAGCCAAATCAATCGGGTCGCCTTCTGTGCCAGCACTGTTCGGGAAGCGGTCAACCTCATCGCATAGAACTAGGCGAACAGGCCGCGACGCAAGACTTGATGGGCTGTTTGCACCGCACATCGTTATA